TTTTGATAATGATGGGTAGTTTTGAACATATGGAGATAATTTTAATTCTTCTTTTGCAATTTCCATAGGTATTCCAAGTTTGATAACAAGTTTTGCAACCATTTCTTTTCCAAACTTATCTGCGTCCATTTCTAATTCCCAATATTTTTGAGATAATTTTTCAAAATCATTTAAATCGTAATCAATCAAAGGATTATCTAATCCTAACCTGTTTTTATCCATTTGTTCCTCATGTCTTATTTCGTGGAATATGGTATAGATAAAATCACCAAGAGTTGTCATTGCGTTTGGTGAACAAATAATAATTTGGTCTTTGGTTCTAACACCCGCAAACCCTGTAGAACATGAGTTAAGAAACTTAACGGTAAAATTATGGTCTTGAATGTAATTTACAACAAACTTTTCAATTGCATCAACTTTTGGTTTTAATTCTTCAGGAAAATTATTTTTGAATTTTTCTAATAACTTATTTAAATTAGATTGAGAGTTTGGTGTGTTATCGTGACCGCATTTATGACATAAATAAGGGTCATCTCCACCATCAGATAAATCCCAAGACCATCCACAACCATCACAAATTACTTTGTTGTTTTTGATGGTTTCTCTTAAGATTTTCTTAATTAATTTTTTCATACTTATAAATATAAAAAAAGGAGGTAATTTTCATTACCTCCTTTTTTTTCCACTATCGTCCTTTCTTTTGAATAACAACATTATCGTCAACAACTTTGATGACATAGGTTTTACCCTCAATTAATTTACCTGTGAGAACTTCTTCAGATAACAAGTCTTCAACCTTGTCTTGAATTGCTCTTTTCAATGGACGAGCACCATACAGCTCATCATATCCAATTTTTGCCAAGTAATCAACCAAAGTTTCATCATAGCTGATTGAGTATTTCATATCCTTAAGACGAGACATTAATTTTTTCAACTCAATATCGGTAATCTTCTTAATATCCTCTTGATTTAAGGTATTGAATACGATTGTATCATCAATACGATTTAAGAACTCAGGAGAGAAGAAATTCTTCATCTCTTTCATCAACATTTGTTTCTTAATCTCTTCGTTACTATATGAATTAGTTGAGAATCCAATTCCGGTTCCAAAATCTTGTAATTTTTTAACACCCAAGTTTGATGTCAAAATAATCAAAGTATTTTTGAAATTGATTTTTCTACCTTGACCATCGGTTACATGTCCATCGTCTAAAATTTGTAACAAAATGGTAAATATATCTTTATGGGCCTTCTCAATTTCATCAAATAAAATAACTGAGTAGGGTTTATTTTTTACCTTTTCAGTTAGATGTCCTCCATCTTCATACCCTACAAAACCAGCCGTAGTTCCTAACATTTTAGAAATACTATGTTTTTCTTGGTATTCACTCATATCCACACGAATAAGAGAGTCTTCAGACCCAAACATTTCTTTTGCCATTTGTTTTGCCAAATATGTTTTACCAACACCAGTCGAACCCAAGAATATGAATGAACCAATTGGTTTATTTGGGTCTTTAATCCCCAAACGATTTCTTTTGATTGATTTCGCAATTTTAACAACCGCATTGTCTTGACCGATTACTTTACCGATTAAGTTTTTATCTAAATCAAGTAACGATTTGGTGTCATCCACACTCATTTTATTCACCGGGATTTTTGTCATGTTTGACACCACATCATAAACATGTTCCAATAAGATAGTTTGTTTTTCTTTTGCCATTTGTTCTTCAAACTTCAACTTTTCTTTGTCGAGGGTTAGTAACAATTTCTTTTCTTTATCACGAAGTTCCGCAGCTTGTTCATAATTTTGTTTTTTAACAACATCAATCTTTTGTTGTTTAATCTCAGCAGCTTTTTTCTTAAGTTCTTCGATAATTTCAGGGGTTTTTAAATCCGTTTGCATTCTCGCACCAACCTCATCCAAGATGTCAAATGCTTTATCCGGAAATTCTCTGTCCGTAATATATCGGTCAGCCAATTTAACACAAGTTTCAATAACTTCGTCACTATAATTAACCTTATGGAAAGTTTCATATTTGTCACGAACATTCTTAAGGATTTGGATGGTTTCATCAATTGACGATGGTTCAACTATCACCTTTTGAAATCTACGCTCCAATGCTCCGTCTTTCTCAATATTCTTACGGAACTCATCTAATGTTGTTGCTCCGATACATTGAACTTCTCCACGAGCAAGAGCCGGTTTGAAGATGTTTGAACCATCCATAGAACCTGAAGAATTACCGGAACCAACCAAGGTGTGAATCTCATCGATGAATACGATTATGTTCGGATTGGATTGAAGTTCCTCAAGGATTACTTTCATTCTTTCTTCAAATTGTCCACGATACTTTGTACCAGCAACAACAGAAGTGAGGTCAAGATTGACAATACGTTTATCAATTAAATTTCTAGGACATTCACCATTTACAATTTTAATTGCCAAACCTTCAACTAGTGCGGTTTTACCACAACCCGGTTCACCGAGTATAATTGGGTTATTTTTCTTTCTACGAGATAGAATCTGCGCTATCCTCAAGATTTCTCGGTCACGACCAACTACAGGGTCAAGTTTACCGGCTTCAGCAAGTTTATTTAAATCTCTACTGAAATTATCTAACACCGGAGTATTAGAATCGGATGATTTAGTTTTTTTACTCATCATTTTGTCGTCTTCGTCCATTAAATCGTTCATAATTTTATAATTTTATAATGTAAATATACAAACAAATTTTATACTTATCCAAATATTTTGTTAAAATGTCATATTTTTTTATTTTGCGACATTATGTCATGACACAATGTCATATCAAACTTGATATCACGAAAAATTGTCATATAATTATCAAAGGAATAAAACTTGTTTATACAAAGATAAACAATAAACTTTAAAACCAAGAAAAAAAAATATGTTTGGAAGAAGAAAAAATTTAAATGGCTTTTTTGGCGATTTTGACGCCATGTTTAATCAATTTGATTCAATATTCAATGGATTTGAATTAAATAAAGATATTGAATCAGTCTCTGATGAAATGAGTGACTGGTCAAAAGAAACTTATAAATCACCCGATGGAAGTTTTTTAATTACTAGTTTTGTTAGGACAGGAGGACACCCATCTAAACCAAATAAGACTTCAGGGGTTGACTCTTTAAAAACAAAACTTAAACTTGTTATTGAGGAGGAAAATTTCGAAGAAGCAGTTAAACTTAGAGATGAAATTAAAAAATTTGAATCCAACCAAGGCTCCATAAAAAAACTTGAATTGGAACTTAAAAAGTCAATCGAAGATCAAAATTTTGAAAGGTCGATTGAACTACGAGAAGAGTTGAAAAAATTAAAATCTTAACCGGAACCCTCACCAAATGGTGGGGGTTTTATATTTATAATAAAACTTAATAACAATGGCGATAGTAAAAGAAGAAATTATTGGGACGAAAATTAAAAACGAAATTAAATCGTCAAATATTAAATCAACAGAATACGATACAGAAACAAAAGACTTAGTGGTTGAATTCAATAATGGACTCAAATACAAATACGATGGAGTTCCTCATCAGGTATATACAAGATTAAGATTATCCGAATCGCAAGGTAAATTTTTCACGACTGATATCGCGAAAAAATATCCCTATAAAAAACTTTAAAATACCTACTATTTATTAAGGATGAGCAATTTCAAAAAAATTCTTGATAGTTTTTCTTTAAAAGAAACCTTGAACCCAAAAATATGGGAAAATCCCGACAATGCGGCTAAGTCGGTTATGAAACCAAAAGTTAGAAAGATGCTTATGAAAATTGCGGAAAAATTTACCGAGTTTTTAGGGGAAGATATTTTTGTTGATGATATTCATCTTACTGGGTCTTTATCAAATTACAATTGGTCCGAGTTCTCCGATTTTGATTTACATCTAATTATAGATTTCAAACAATTTGAGGAACAATCTGAATTATATAAAGAATTATTCAATCTGAAGAAACAAGTTTTTAACGACAAGCATAATATTAAAATTTTTGGATACGATGTTGAACTATACTCTCAGGATGTAAGTGAACCTCATGTTAGTTCTGGTGTTTATTCAATAATGAATAATGAATGGATAAACAATCCAAAAAAATTAAAAGGTAATATCGACAAGTCAGTCCTTGAAAATAAAATAAAATCTTGGATTGAGAAGATAGATACCGCAATTGAGGAAGAAAAAGATTTGGAATCGTTAAAGTCAAAACTCAAAGATTATCGAAAATCAGGATTAGAAAAAGATGGAGAATTGTCATACGAAAACTTGGTATTTAAGTTCTTAAGAAGGTCGGGACACATTGAAAAAGTATTCGATATTTTAAATAAACAAACAGATAAAGAATTATCAATTGAAAGAACAATTCAAGAATAATTAAATTATTTGATTTAATCATATATTTATAAAGAAAAACTCAAATGGCAGATATAAACGTTAATGTTCAATATGATTACTCAATTGAAATTTTGGGTGACTTTAGTGGTGGAACCGCTCCCTCAGGTGCTGTTGCTCCTCATCCAGTTGCAGTGTCAATCTCAACAGGATTAACAGGTAATACTGTAACCGATTTAAGCGCAATCACTTTAGGCGGTGTTAACGGACTAAACAATTAAATAAAAATAAAACAATAAAAATATGTCAGGATTAAAACCAATTGGTAGTGAAAAACTAACAGGACAAGATAAAATCAACAGAATCATGGAGATTGCTCGTTTTAACGAGACAATTCCTCAAGTTATAAACGAAACTGCAAAATCTGAATATTCAGTATCTCTTGCAGACGGAAACATGTATGAAATTGTAAGAGAAAGACAAGGATATATCATTAAGAAAACTATTTCTGAATCTGAAACTGAAACTGAATATATTGAGCCCATGAAAAATAGAAAATACTATTCTTCATATTCACAGGCATTCAAAAGATTAAATCTTGTTGCGGGAGAATTAAATAGAATCAATGAAAACGAAGAAGGTGTTTCATTATATGGTGAACAAAAAAAATTCACATTAAAAACTCCAAAACCGGCAGCACCTGAAACACCGGCAGTTCCGGCAGCACCACCGGCAGTTCCATCACCTGAATTACCACCATCACCTATGGATGGAGGTGAAGATATGGGTATGGAAGATATGGGTATGGAAGATATGGGTATGGAATCTCCTGAAGGTGATGATATTGAAATGGATACTGAAATAGAAGTTACACCGGAAGAAGGTGGAGACGAAGAACAACAAGTATCTTTCAAAACAATCCAAAAACTTACTGGCAAATTAACTCAAAAAATTAGAACTCTTGAAAGTCAAGAAGGAATGACTTCAGAAGATATTAAGTATGTTATCAACATGGTATTATCTTCATTTGATTTAAATTCATTATCTGAAGAAGATACTGAAGATATCTTATCTAAATTTGAAGAAGATACTGAAGATTTGGGTGGTGATGATATGGATGGAGAAGACATGACTGATGATACTGAGGTTGAAGATATTCAAGCGGGTATGGATATTCCAATTGAGTCTGAAATGGAAGAAGATTATGGTAACGGGGCAATATTTGATAGTATCTTTGGAGAATCAAAAGTTGATAAGGTTATTTCAAAATATTTTGAAGTGTCTAAAAAAGAAATTAGAGAGAGTAAAGAAAAACAAGTTGAAAAAACTTTAAGAAAAAAATCACAAGTAAAACAAATAATGGATTCTGTTGTTAAAATGACCGAAACTATTGAACAAGAATTGAGCGCTGAGAAATTCTTAAAAGAAAATATAAATTCTAATTTTGTGGGAAAAACAAATAAAAAGAATTTAGTTTTCGAAACTAAAAAAGGACAAATTAGAATTACACCGACAGGAGAAATTATATGAGTCATCTAATTTATGTTAATGGACTTGGTCCTAACTATAAAGGAGATAATTTATATGAGTTCATTTTTTCGGATAGTTTGGATGTTTGGGGAGAATTGTGGGAAAGCAAACCTTCCAATGGATATCCATCACCACCCGAATTACAATATATTAAGAGAGTAGGAGTTTTGAGAAATACTGATGTTAAATTGGAATTGATACAAAACTCCGATTTTTTTTCTATGATAGACTCGATGGATGATGTGGTTGCCTTAGCTTGGGAACAAGAAGAAGTGGAAGATACCGGAAAACAAAAAAGATTAGTATTTAGATTTGGTTCTTCTGAAGATGAAATAAAAGACAAACTCTATGAAAGAGATTTAGTATTAGAATTTGAAAAAAAATTAATATATGAAAATTAATAAAAAAGCACTTAAATTGATTGATAAAGGTTTATCATCTAAAACAGTTAGTAAGTTAACTGAATCACAGATTAACGTATTACATTCAAAATTATTGGGAGAACAAGTTACTGAAGTCCCAAATAAAAAAACTTATGAAGTTGGTCCAAAAGGTGGAGAAGTTAATGGAGTTGTTATCAGCCAAGACCCATCAACTAAAAAAGTTATGGTTACAACTAAAGAGGGTGAGATTGACGAAGAAGAAGAAGTAACCTTAGACCCAAATAAAGATACTGAAACTCAAGACCCTCATCAAGTAGGTCCTTCATCTGATGATGGATTTGGTGATGAAACAGATGGTATGGGAATGATGGAAGAAAAAGATGGTCCAAATCCTTGGGCTATATGTCACGCTCAAGTTGGTCCTAAAAAAACAAGAAAATTTGAAAGATGTGTTATGGCCGTAAAAAAACAAATGAAAGAAGGAAAAAATCCATTATCTTTGTTCCTTGAAACTCAAATTGAAAAAATCGTGGAAAAACACATACCCCCAAGAATTACAAAAGGTGATTTGTTAAAAGTCATTACAGAATCTGAGCCGGCAGGTGAACCGTCATCACCTAAGAGAAAAACGGATTCAACTAAGAAACCGGTATCTCCTAATTTAAAAAGGTATGAGACTAAAGAACAGGCGACGGCACCAGCACCTGCAAAACCAGCAACAGAGCCTACAACTAGACCAAGTACTACTCCAAAGGAAAAACCATTTAGTCCGGGAAAAAATCCTGCACCTGCAGTGAAACCAGCTCCAAAAGCCGGTAAAATTAACCCTGAAACGGCTAAAGAGAAGGTAATTGACTTAATAATGAACATTTTAGAAAAATAATATATGAGAAAGAAATTCAATGAACAAATAGATTATGGGGATAGGCCTGAAAGAATGGACCCAAACTTGGAACGAAAATTAGGTAGTCCTGAAAACCTTTATGCTAAAAATCCGGCATTGAAAGGTGGAGTTGAAGATGTTCAAAAATTGGTTAGTAAAAGATTTCAAAAAGTTGCTCAAAAATTAAGTCAAGTTACTGGTATTGAAGACCTTAGTTCAAAACAAGTCCAACAAATGATTTACTCAGAAATGATGAGAAAACTTCCTAATATTATGGGTATTGAAGGTAGACATAGAGACGAGTTGATTCAATTGGCGATAGACGCATCATTAGATGAAACCGAAACACCTGAAGAGTGGTATCAAATTGAAGCTACTTTAGGAATGCCCGACGCTGGTAATTTTAGATTTAAACCTGAAGATGAGGAAGAAGAGGATGAGGAAGAAGAGGACAAACAACCTGGTATACCTTCATTTGATATTGAAGACTTAACCGATGAAGAAATTTTAGAGTTAGAAAAACACAAAAGAAATATAATTAATGCTATTATTCAGGGGGCCGCAAAAAAAGGACATTACATTTTTCAAAAACCGGAAATTAAGTCAAGATTAGACGCGATTGACCCATCTTTATATCAAGATTATTTGGGTATAATGGCAATTAATGATTTCATGTATTTCAGTATGGAACAAATGATTGAAATGATGAGTCAAACAGGTCAAGGTGTTGCAGGTAAAGTTGAATTAGGTGATGCTGATGAGGATGAGGATGGTGAAGGGGGTGAGGACCAACCTGATACTAAAATTATTGCAACCGGACTTATATTCCCAATACTTTGTCATGAAATTATAAAAGGTTTAGAAGAAGCAAAAGGACGATACGGATATCCTAAAGACGAAAAATTGGCAAATAAAGTTTTAGGTCAAACAGACACTTTAAGTAACGAACCAATGCAATTAAGGATTGGGCCTGAAATAGTTGAGAGAATTAGATTTGCGTTACCAAATGAAATATTTGACTCAAGTAACAAAGGGTTGATAAATTGGTTCCATATTCTATTGTATCAAATAGAAGCTCAGGAATTTTTAGAGGTAATTGGTAATGCAATTTCTGACGATAAATCAAAAGTTAAACTAGCAACTAACAGATTTAAAGAAATTGTTAAAGAAGCTATGGTAATGAAACAAGAGTTTGAAGATTATAAAGAAGAACAAGGTGTTAATTCAGATAGTGATGGTAATGATGACGATGATGGTATGTTAGATGACTTTTTAAGTGACCTAGGAATACCTAGAGCACCAAGAAATTAATGTGTGAATAGAGAACAATTAATAATTGAAGTTACGAAGTGTATGAGGAATACTCCTTACGCACTTCGAACTTATTTACAAACTTACGATAATACCGTATCAAAATATGTCCCATTGGACTTATTTCCCGACCAAGTTAGTTTAATAGAAGATTATGATAGGTATAACGAGAATATTGCGTTAAAGTATCGTCAGGCAGGTGTATCTACGGTCACGGCCGCTTGGATATCTAAAAAGTTGGTTTTTGCAAAGAAAAACAAACCCGAGAAAATCCTAATTATTGCAAACAAATTAGATACGTCTGTCGAGATGGCTAATAAGGTAAGAGGATTTACTGAACAATGGCCGGCATGGGTCGGAGTCACCTTCTCAAAAGAAAAAAACGCACAAAGACACTTTAAACTTAGTAATGATTGTGAGGTAAAGGCCGTAGCGACATCAAAGGATGCTTTGAGAGGTTATACCCCAAGCATTCTTGTATTTGACGAGGCGGCGTTTATCGAAGCGGATTCAGATTTTTGGTCCGCGTGTATGGCGTCCCTATCTACCGGAGGTAAAGTTATTGTGGTATCCACTCCAAACGGATACGACCCGATTTATTACGAAATTTACGACCAATCATTAAGAAACATGAATGATTTCAAAATATCTGAAATGTTTTGGTATCGTGACCCAAGATATACCAAGGATTTATATATGGTTAAAACTAACGATTTAGTTCATTTCTTATTAAATCGTGAAGAATATTCTGATAAAGATATTATTGATTTATCTATGGGGAATCCGTATGAAAGAGTCCATTCGGTTGTAACTGATTACATATCACAAGGATATAAACCATGTTCTGCATGGTTTGAGGGTATGGTTAAAAAGTTGAAGTTTGACCGAAGAAAGGTTGCTCAAGAGTTAGAATGTAACTTCTTGGGTTCCGGTGATAACGTATTTGAGTCTGAATTAATTCAGGGTATTGCCAAAAACACATTGAGAGACCCACAAGCTAAACTTATGGGTGGTTCATTATGGATATTTGAAGAACCTGTGAATGGTCATAAGTATGTTATGGGTGTCGATGTATCAAGAGGAGATTCTGAAGATTTCTCGTGTATACAGATTATTGATTTTGACACCAGAGAACAAGTATTGGAATATGTTTCAAAAGTTCCGCCTGATGTGTTGGCGGAGATAGCCTATAAGTGGGGAACAATGTATAATGCCTATTGTGTGATTGATATCACCGGAGGTATGGGTGTTTCCACCGCAAGAAAACTCCAAGAATTAAGTTATCAAGGAGGGTTGTATGTTGATAATGTGGATACAACCAATAAGTGGAAATGGGACCCGAAAATAAACGATAAAATACCTGGTATTAACTTTAATGCAAAAAGGGTTCAGATTATCGCAGCGTTTGAAGAAGGTGTAAGACATGGATTCAAAGTATATTCGAATAGATTATACAATGAAATGAATACATTTATCTATGTAAATGGTAGACCCGACCATCAAAAAGGTCATCATGACGATTGTATTATGTCTGTATCCATGGCGTTATACGTTGCAGAAAAATCATTTCAGTCGTTGGAAAAAGTTACCAATCATACAAAGGCGATGTTAAATTCTTGGTCAACGGCAGTAAATGAAAATAAAAACTCATCAGACTTTTTTAACCCAATGGTCCCTCAAATGGGAAGAAATGGTAATTTAAGTAATAATGGTGAAGCAACAAGGGGTGATTATCAAAAATATGGTTGGTTATTTGGGGCTCGGTAACTATTTATATTATCAAAGTAATTAGTAAATTTAAATTATGAGTGAAAATAATCTTACGGTTTGGCAGAGGTTGTCCAAGACATTCGGGCCAAATTCTTTATTAAAACAAGACTATCCAACTTTTAAGTTTGATAAAAAAGAACTTTTAAGAACAACAAACAGAGATGAATTTGAGCGGGAAAAACTTCAATCCCAACAAACATATTATTTAACTAACCAATGGGCTAAAGTTGAAAATAATTTATATTCACAAGCAATATACTATGAACCATCGAGATTGTCAGCGCAATACGATTACGAAAGTATGGAATATACTCCGGAAATTTCGGCAGCATTAGACATATATTCTGAAGAATCTACAACAACAAATGAAGATGGATTTATTCTTCAAATTTTTTCAGAATCAAAAAGAATTAAATCTGTTTTAGCGGATTTATTTAACAATGCCCTTGATATTAACACCAATTTACCAATGTGGACAAGAAACACATGTAAATATGGTGATAACTTTGTTTACTTAAAATTAGACCCTGAAAAAGGTATTATTGGTTGTCAACAATTACCAACAATTGAAATTGAAAGACATGAGATTGGTGTTTCAGGTAGAATTTCACAAGATATTTCAAAAGAAAAAGATGAGGATAAAAAGGCTCTTCACTTTACTTGGAAAACTAGAAACATGGAGTTTCAATCATGGGAAGTCGCGCATTTTAGATTATTGGGTGATGACCGAAAACTTCCTTATGGTACTTCAATGTTGGAAAAGGCAAGACGTATTTGGAAACAATTGTTACTTTGTGAAGACGCAATGTTGATTTAGAGAACATCAAGAGCTCCTGAAAGAAAATTGTTTAAAGTATTTGTTGGGAACATGAACGATGACGATGTCGAAGCATATGTTAATCGTGTTGCAAACAAATTTAAAAGAGAACAAGTCGTAGATTCAAAGACAGGTAATGTCGATATGAGATTCAACCAAATGGCTGTTGACCAAGATTATTTTATTCCTGTTCGTGACCCTGCGGCACCAGACCCAATCTCAACATTACCGGGAGCAACAAACCTATCAGAAATCGCCGATATTGAATATATTCAAAAGAAACTATTAACAGCGCTTCGTGTTCCTAAAGCATTTTTAGGGTTTGAAGAAGTTGTTGGAGATGGTAAGAATCTATCATTACAAGATATTCGTTTCGCGAGGACAATTAATCGAATTCAAAAAAGTATGATTGCAGAATTGAATAAAATTGCAATTATCCATTTATTTTTGTTAGGGTTTGAAGATGAATTACAAAATTTTACTTTAGGGTTATCAAATCCATCAACACAAGCAGATTTATTAAAAATTGATGTTTGGAAGGAAAAAGTTTTATTGTATAAAGACTTAGTTAGTGACCCAGGAAATGGAATTCAACCGACATCATCTACTTGGGCTAAAAAACATATCTTTGGATGGTCTGATGAAGAGATTAGATTGGATTTACAACAACAAAGAATTGAACGAGCGGTGGGTGAAGAACTTAAAGCAACTCCTACAGTCATTTCAAGAACAGGGATATTTGATAATATCGATAAGTTATATGGAAATGTAGGAAAACCTGCAGCACCCGGAGCAACACCACCTGAAGGAGGAGAACCATCATTAGGTGGTGACATGGGAGGTGAAGTATCTTTACCACCAGAGGGAGGTGAAGTGACACCACCACCACCTGCCGGAGGAGAAGTGACACCAGAGTCGAAAAATAAAAACATGAATTTATTAGTTGAAACTAATCTTTTAGAAGGTTCTAAAATCCTTGATTTAGGTCAAGGTCAAGATTCTTTAGGAGAAATTTCAAAAGAATTGGATAAGTTATTAAATTCATAATATTTATATTCTAAATGTACTATAATGACTTTCGGACAAATTAAAACTTTAGTAGAACAAAATCTAATTGAATCCTACAAAAATGAGAAGGAATTCAAAAAATCTATAAAAGAATTCAAACATAATGTTTTAAATAATAAACATATGGCAAAATTGTATTCATTATACGACCAATTGAGTTCACCTCAAGGGTTAAATGAATCTGATGCAAAAGATTTCTTAGAAGAAGGCGTTACATTAATCCAAACTATATTACCAAATATTAAATTACCAAAAACTTTATCAGAAAATATTGAAAACAAATATTCTGATATCGATTCTTTAGTTTACACGAATAAATTAAATTTATTGGAAAGAGTAAATTCAAAAAAGAATATTATTAATACATTGGTTGGTGAAAATAAAACAATTAAAGAGTCGATTAATATTCCATTAAAATCAATGGTGAGTATTGCAAATCAAACATTGCAAAAATATATTGAAACATTAGACGAATCAGCCAAAAAAGAGTTCATTAAATTAATTTCTGAAGATACAAAAACTCTTGAAGATAAGTTCGAAACTATTAAAGAAAGTGCTATTAATAAACTTAATAGCATGTTAGAAAAAGAACAAGAGTTTGAATTAAAAACAAAATTATCAGAAACTATTAACAAATTAAAAACAGAAAAATTCGACCAATTGAATTTTATTAAGTTAAAAAATTTGGAAGAATCAATCTAAAGAATTTCTAAATTTTTGAGTATAAGATGCTTTTTGTATCTGAATTCTCCTTTTAACGGATTTTTAATAAATTCTTTTTTACTTAAAAGAATTTTATTTTGATGAGTTTTATTAACTTTATATTTGAAAACCTTTAAAGCTTTTTCAATTCCATCATTTGCAACTTTTACTAGTACCATATATTACAAATATTTCGATTATTTGAAAAATCTTTGACAATCATCATTTTTTTTACTATTTTTTTAAAAAAATAAACATGTGCAAGAAAAATGATGAATGAAAAAAGGCAAATGTGTGAAATTGAACTTATTTAACCCAATAAAATCGGTTTATGGTACCGTAGATTCTACAAATCTAAAATCAATTTATATTAATATTCAATCTTGGGTGTCACCAAAATCAAATCAACTTAATTGGCCCCGAATTGTTAGTAATTTAAGTAAAGAAATTAAAAACTCTGTATTCAATTCTATTGATAAAAATCTATTTAAAGAATATAATATTGTTGATTTGGATTTGAGAAGTAGTGGATTGTTTGAGGGTAAAAAATCATTTTTAAATTTGGAAGTTAATATATATCCTAATAAAGAAATTGATTTTAAATCTCCCGAATTAAAAGAATCTGTTAAAGAAATAATTAAGAGCATTGTTAAAGATAATGTAGCCGAAAACGAATTCTTTACCTTTTCTATATCAAAAATTAAATAAAGATAGTATATCGATATATTTATCTTAAAAACTATTAATGAAACAATTAAGAATTTTAGAAGCAAATGAAATCGGCCATGGCATTTTAATTGAAACGGATGCAGGTTGGGTGTCACCAAAAGATATACGTAATGCGGATATGTTAAAAGAGGCTGCTAATTTGGATTATAGAAATCCGTTTGAATTTTATGCGGTATTACAAAAATATGACACCGCAAATAGAAATGGTAGATTTTATCCTGAAAGGATATTGAAAAGAGAAGCGGATAATTACAAAAAGGCAATTGCCAAGGGATTATCTACTTCAGAACTTAATCACCCTGAGTCATCATTAATTGATTTAGACCGAGTATCTCATATCATTACCGATATTTGGTGGGATAAAAATATTCTAATGGGTAAACTTAAACTGTTAACATCACCAGGATTTCACGAAAGAGGTATCGTATCTACTAAAGGAGACCAAGCAGCCAACTTAATGAGACAGGGTGTAACCATGGGAGTTTCTTCAAGAGGGGTAGGTTCTTTGAAAAAGGTTGGAGAAAGAAATGAAGTTCAAGATGATTTTGAATTAATTTGTTTTGACTTAGTATCATCTCCATCAACACCGGGAGCGTATTTGTTCACTAAACCTGAAGATAGAGAAAAATACGAAGAAAATTTAGAGGAAGAAAAAAAATATAAATCACCTGAAAATTCAGAATTTCAATCAAAAGGGGTTGACTTAATGAGAAAATTAACCGATTATTTGGGAAAATAAATTTAAAATATGGAAGAAAAATTTTTTGTAGCAAAAGTTCAGTATGATTTACCAGATGAGAATAGTGGTAAAATTAAAAAAATCAGAGAGGAAAAACTTGTAAAGGGATACTCTGTCACAGATGTGGAAGCAAAGGTAACTGAAAAATACCAAGGATTTACTCATGAATGGAGAATCACCTCGGTATCTGAAAGTAAGATTGATGAAGTTATTGATTAATCTAAAACAAAAAAATAAATTGGTTTATTTAAACCAATTAAGTTAAAGTGGTCTTTTTGACCACTTTTTTTATGCTCGGTGATATTTATTAAATAAATAAACCTATAAAGATTCAAAAAAATAATATTTTCCAATCAATAAATGGAATTTTTAATTTTTTGGTAATATTTATTAGTTAAAATAATATATATACTATATGAGTGAAAACAAATTAGTTCAAGAGGCTCTTATTCAAATGAAACAAGTTGAAGAAGCTATAGCCGAAAATGCAAAAGGAATACTTGCTTCTACAATGAAGGAAGAAATCAATCAATTAGTAAAAGAATCTCTTTCTGAACAAGATGACGAAACTGAGGTTGAATTAGATGCTGACATGGACATGTCTGCTGATAACGATGAAATTGAAATGGATATGGATTTTTCTGATGAAGATGATATGGACATGGATTTTGAAGACGAAGAAACTCCAATCGATTTGACTAACGCGTCTGATGAAGAAATCTTAAAAGTATTCAAAGCGATGGGTGAAAATGATGGTATTATCGTTAAAAAAGATGGTAACGAAATTCATTTATCTGATGACGAATCTGATGTTGAATATCTTGTTAAACTTGGTGAGTCTATGGAAGAAGAAATGGACGAAGAAGAGGATGATGAGATTGAAGAAGAAGACTACGACATGATGGAAGAAGAAGAAGACGATGAAGATGTTCAGAGTGTTATTGACGCTATTTTTAGTGGTGATATGTCAGATATCGAAGAAGAGGAAGAAGACATGGATGAAGTTGTTTACGAAATCGAAATGGATGACATGGAAGAGGAAGACATGGATATGGACATGGAAGACGAAGACATGGATGAAATGGAAAACATGGCTAATGAAACCTACAAACCTAAAGGTGTTGGAATTGGTAAAGGTCCTAAATTCTCTTACAAAGACAAAGCTGCAGGAGGATTTAAAGAAGACAAAAAAGAAGGTTCTAAAACAATGGGAACCGGAAAAGCTAAATTCGAATACAAGAAAGGTGCAAACATGGAAGGTAAATCTAAAGTTGTTAAATCTGAAACTAAAGAGGGCGATTACGGAATGAATAAAGGTGATAAGTCCAAAACAATGAAAGGAGAAGAAGATTACACAACTAAAAAAGGTGACACTCTTAAAAGAAGAGCTTTCGAAAAAGAAGAAACTAAGGAAGCTGCAAGAACTTACGGAATGGGTTCTAAAGAAGGTAGAGGATTAAGAAAAGGCATCACTCCAAACAGAAACTATACTTATGGTAAAAATGGTGTTAAAACTGAATCTACTCAAGAAGAAGTTAGTATGTTGAGACAAAAGAATGATGAGTATAGAAAAGCATTAAATATTTTCAGAGAAAAACTTAATGAAGTTGCTATATTCAATTCAAACTTAGCTTACGCAACTAGATTGTTCACTGAACATTCAACTACTAAAAAAGAAAAAATAAATATCCTTAGAAGATTTGACGATGTTGAGACTTTAAAAGAATCTAAAAATCTTTATAAGTCAATCAAAGATGAGTTAGCTAAGGTAGACACAAAATCAATCAACGAATCAGTAGGTGCTAAATTAAATAAATCAGTATCTACAGGTTCATCAACTACTCTAATTGAAACTAAAACCTATGAGAATCCACAACTATTAAGAATGAAGGATTTGATTAGTAAGTTGGGGTAATAATAAAAATAAATCTAAAACAAAACAAATACTAAAATGGGAGCATTATTAGAATCAGGTCTTGTTGGTAACATCGGGTTAAAACACCTTAAAGTTATTAAAGAAGACACAATCAACAAATGGGACAAATTAGGATTCTTAGAGGGTCTTAAAGGTCACATGAGAGAAAACGTAGCACAATTATACGAAAACCAAGCATCGTTCTTAATTAACGAAGCATCATCTACATCTGACACAGGTGCATTCGAAACAGTGGTTTTCCCAATCGTTAGACGTGTATTCTCTAAATTATTAGCAAACGATATCGTTTCAGTACAAGCAATGAACTTACCAATCGGTAAATTATTCTACTTCGTACCTAACATTCAGTCTTATGAAACTGAAACATCAACAACAGGTATCCACTACGCACCGTATGGTTCACCAAACGCGGCTGCTGACCAAACACCTAACAGTGGTTACGACTACAACAACACTAAAGACCTTTACGATAGATTCTACGAAGGTAACGAACCAGCATTAGACCCACCAGGTTTATTTGACTATTCTAAAGGACAATATTCTGCAATTACAGCTAGCGTTGCTACTGTAGCTTGGGATGGTGACCAATTAGTATCTTCGGCTTATACTGAATCTGATTACAGAAAAGTGTTAATCGTTATGTCAGGTTTCGCATCTGATGGAGCAGGTAAATTGATTGGTCCTGATGGTCAACCGATGGATAACGAATCTTTCTTATCGGATTTAACAATTAAAGGTATAAGTGGTAACGTTTACACTTCAGCTAACACAACTAATCCTTATTTATTCAGAGTTGTAACTCAAAAATATGGTAAAGGTATTGTTCAGTATGGTAATAACAATTCAACGGCTGTTTTCCCTAATAGTAAAACAGGTGGTGGTCAATATGACAACTTATGTGATGCTGAAGGTAAAATCTACTTAGAAGTTGACTTACAAGTACCAGTATGTATTACTTGTGGAGGTTCAATGGACGGTTACACAGGTTCAACATTCTCTTCATCTACTGCAACTAACAATGCGTTCGGAGCAACTTACAGAATCTATAAAAACTTAGAGTTTGAAGATAGAATTGGTGAGGTTTCTTTTGACCTTCAATCAGTAACTGTTTCTGTAACAGAAAGAAAATTAAGAGCTCAATGGTCTCCTGAAATGGCACAAGACGTTGCGGCTTTCCATAACATTGACGCTGAGGCTGAGTTAACTGCATTGTTATCTGAGCAAGTTGCTGCTGAAATCGACCGTGAAATCTTAAGAGATTTACGTAAAGGTGCAGCTTGGAACTTGAGATGGGATTACAATGGTTGGAAACGTCTTGGTTCAAGTGCAGTTCCTTACACTCAAAAAGATTGGAACCAAACTTTAATCACAGCTATCAACCAAATTTCAGCTCAAATCCACAAATCAACATTGAGAGGTGGAGCTAACTGGATTGTTGTTTCTTCTGAAATCAGTGCAATTTTTGATGATTTGGAATATTTCCACGTATCAAACGCGGCTCCTGAACAAGACCAATACAACATGGGTATTGAAAGAGTTGGAACTTTAGCTGGTCGTTACCAAGT